TACCATGCGACTTCAATGTAAATACATTATCGTTTGCTTCAAGGATAGATACTAATCTATGCTTAGCACCTTTACCGAAACGTTTTTCAGTCAAGTCACGTGTGCGGGATTCTGGAGTATCAATACCCATAAATCGAATTCGTTTGGTGGTCCACACATCAAAACCTAAGTCAATATAAGCATCAAGTGTATCGCCATCAACAACTCGTTTAACCTTTGCTTGATAGTCAAACATTAAGACTTACCTAAGTAGAATGAACCTGCGGCAAGTATAGAAATCTTCAACCATTCAAAATGTACAATAGCATTTTCGAATGTATAGAATTCAGTAACTGTTTTCTTAGTATCAATTAGACCAAGGAAACTGAATCCTTGTTCTTGTGTAACTGGAACTACAATATCTAGTCCAGTCAAAGCGCCCATCATTGCCCAACCACCTAAGAATAACATTGTTAATACAAAGATACGTCTTGTTAGTTTTGAGAATGGATCACTTGTACGTTTTGCTGCAGCATCGGCAGACTCGGTAGCAGATTTTCTGTCTTTTGCTTTAACTTCTTGCTCGGCATTAATCTTTTCAATTAGAAGTTTCTGTTGCTCACGTTTTGCTTTCTGAGCAGCATCCATAAACTTAAATAGACCACCCATCGCAGCACCACCTGCCATTGTTATCAATTCAACTGGAATCATATAATCACCTTTTGTTATTATGTTTTACCATATTTATAAGATATGCCGTTCCAGAGACGATTGCTAATATGAATGCCCACCAAGGAAAGTTCCTTTCTTCCTTAGTAGGTTTAGGTGTTTCTGTTTTAGTTGGGATGATTGGAGTTACTTTGGGTGGATTCCAATTCTTAACTGGTTCAACCTTCTTCACCTTTTTCTTGACAACTGCGTTTGGTTCTTCAGCAACAAGTTGTACTGCATTTAGTGAAGACGATATTATATCAAACGTTGAACATCCACTCAAGAATAGAATGGACGTTAGTAGTAATGCTTTAGTGGTTACGTCTTTGATTAAATACACAGATGAACATTAAGTCTTCATCATCAGACTTGTTATATACTTTATGATATGCCCCATCTGGAATAATAAATGCTTTACCTGCTTCAATGTGATGTTCCAAATCACCAATAATCATAGATCCTTGACCAGATAGGAATGTATAAACTTCTTCAATACCTTCGTGACTGTGACCAGATGTTTCTTGACTTGGTTTAAGTATTGTGGTTGAAACGGTTAGTTGTTCTAGATCTGTATTATCCACAATAGTATAAGTATCATTATCCTTTACTACATCACCGTCTAACATTCTAGTTGCTTGATTTTCACACACTTGTTTCTTTAAACCAGATGATGAGAAGTTGTGGTCACGTCTATTATAATATGTATCAATTGGCAAGTCGTCACCAGTGAAAGAACTATCTCTATAATCAGATCCAATAAACCTTACGTCAATATGATACAGTTGAAGTAAATCAATCAACTCTGCTTCAGTATTGTAGGGGATAATCTCATCAACATACTTAACTGCTGACAATTGAGCATAACGTTCAACCACAGATTGCACTGGGTATCTACCATTCTTATGAGGATTAACGTTTAGACCAACGATTAGTTTATCACAATTTTCACTACACTCTTTAAGCATAGCAATATGACCTGCGTGTAACAAGTCGAACGAACTACAAGTAAACCCTATCTTCTGCCAATTATCTTCATTCATAATATATCCTCTATTTAAAATTAAGTCGTTATCACTTATTATACTCTATAACGACTACTATGTCAATCTTTAAGTGCATTAAAGTATATTATACTATCCTTTTAACATCTTTTGTAATTCCGCAGTACTGCCTACGAATAAAGCATTCGTCACGTTCTGTGCTGTATTAGTGCTACCAGTATCTTCTTCCTCACGTTGTAACTCTTTTACTTTCTTTTGAATAGATAGTAAATCTTTGTTAGCATCCATTAAGGTTTTTGATAACGTAGCAACTACTTCAAAAGCACGTGGGTGTTCTGAAACCTTTGCTAGATCTAATAGAGAGTCTAGTGCTTGTGTACCTTTATCAATAACACTGTAAAGGTTTTCTCTAGCAAACTCGTAGTCATCGTTGATGTCAGTTTGCTTATCACCGTGTACGACTGCAGTTGAGATCGCAGTATCAGTTTCAATTAAGTCTGAGTCTACGTCTAGTATATCGTTAAGGTTTTTGGTTAGATTTGTTGTCATAATATATTCTCATTGTTTAGTCGTGATTGTGTCGATCCTTTCCATCAAAGTAATCAAACTTATCAAATGCATAACCATAGTCAGTATTAGAAGTAATACCACCAATTGCTATACTCGCACTTGAATTAGAAGTAGGATTGCCATTTGCCAATAGACCTGGAGTCAATTTAATCTTAGAGTCAGGTCCACCTGTTAGGTCTGATGTAAAGTCAAGTATAGTTCTTTTAATAACACCCTTGTTACTTACTGGTCCAAAGATATAACCTTTAACCGTAAATGTAAATGTGTAGATGATGGCACGTCTAGACTGGAAGTCTGCATCATATGCATCTTCAATACTCATACCAGTTAATACAGTAGGAATATCATAATACTCATTCATCTCAGGAACAAGTTTGACTGAATTAGTCCACTCTGGTCTGAAGAACGGTAGGATTTGCTCAACAACTTGAACAGCATCCTCATTGTTATCGAACATACCACTTAACGTGATATTAATATCATAAGGAACTGGAGTAAATTGTGAACGATTTTTGTCAGCACCTTTACTTATATTGGTGTTACGTTGCATCTTGTTCAACGTTCTAGTCGGATCGTAAGTCATATCCGTAACTTCAAACGAAAGTCTAGGTAAAGTTATTGCTACCTTTTTATTAAGGTTAGCATCATCTCTTAAACGTATAAGAAACTTTTCTTTTGGACCATAAGCAATAGGAACACGAATAGTTTGTACTGCCGTTCCTGCTTTATTAAAACGAGAAACGTCTATGTCGTTGAACATATTGCCAAACATAATAATATGTTTTCTTATAGCACTATGATAGTATGAATGTCCGAACATATGTTACCACCCTGTCCCTTCAGAGAACGGATTGCTCTCTGAAAAATCTATAAAGTCTGCTGATGAAGTTTGGAAGAATTCGTTATTAGCAGACTTATCTGCAGTCTCAACACGGAATCCATCTTGTATCATTTGATCGCCACTTTCAAACGCAAGAACGTTACCATCTTCATCAAGTAATTCGAAGAATGACATATCACCAGATAAATCATCTTCAAGTGCATCGATACCAGCAATACCAGTGTCAATAACTTGATGACTGTATTCAAATAATTCACAACGTAAGTCGTAGGTTTGTAACCCACCCATCTGATAGAAAATTGCTTCGTGTTCAACGAACTTAACCTCAAACGTTTTACCGTTAAGGGGGAAGTAAATTAAATCACCCTCAGCAGGTCTACCAATAGATTCGGTTGTATCACTAATAGCAATCTCTTCACCGAATCGTCTTTGCGAAATAGTGAGAACCATCTCATCTCTAATCTCAAGTCCAAACTTAGAAAGGAAGTCGCCATCACCCTCGAAACCGTCAGTTGATTTGACATACATTTCTAGAGGATATGCATTCTCAAATTTAGATAGAACATCTTCACCAAATAAGTTATCTTCGGCGACCATAGTTCTAGGCAAGTAGAAACACTCAATGCCATAGATCTTGATGCTCTCAATAATCAGGTCTTCAATTAGACTCTGTTCTTGGAAGTTTCCATAGTTGTTAAAGTAAAGATTAGTCGTAGACATATTAACCTGTTAAGTCAAATACTAAACCACCTTGATTAGTAATTACTTCTTCTTCAAGTTTAGCAATTTCCTCAGTAGCATCTTGTAGTATTTGCGTACCATTAAAGGTAACTCCACCTGGAAGTTGCATTCCTTCAAACTTAGAAAGGTTTTGACCCCATTGCTTTTTAATCAACGCAGTAGCATAGCGTCTCAACCACCAATCACCATAAACTTGTGAATAAGTTTCAGGATCCATTGCTTTGTAGCATTCAATAATAACATACTCACCAGCAGTTAAACTTGACCAATCAGCATCTAAATATAATTTATCAGTATGACGATTAAATCTGTAACGTTGTCTGCCTACAAGTAACTCTTGCATCAAAGCAATA